ATGTTGTGGGTACTGACTCTTAAAACGAAACCCTCCCCAAAACCAATTACTATACTATCATGGCAGATCATACATATTCTAATGACTTAAATGTGAATGTGAGCGCTCAAGGCTCACCTGAAAATGTTGTTCCACAAACTCCAGTTAATTTGACAACTGAAGTTAGTAATGTTCAACATCAAGTTTTGAATTTTCAAGAATCGACTCCAAGTCCGACGCTTGAGTTTTCGTCTAATGTTGATCCGACTTACTGTTTTGACAGTACAGGTATGGACGAGCTTAAGGATTTTTTGTCCCGTCCAGTGTTAATTCACGATTTGACTTGGACTGAAGGTACTCCATTTGTGGTTTCGAACCACAGAATTTGGGAAGAATTCATTGATCATCCTATCATTCAAAAGAAGATGGATAATTATTCATTCGCAAATTTTAACCTTCATTTAAAGTTCGTAATTAATGCTTCACCATTTTATTATGGTGCTTTAATGGTAACTTACAAGCCATTACCTCTGTTTGTTGCTGCAGGTTCAAACATATCCTTCACTGGACCTTCACAAAGGCCTCATGTGTGGATAATGCCCCAGTGCAACCAAGGTTCAGAGCTTGTTATTCCATTTTTCTACCATAAAAATTGGTTGAATATCACCTCCCGTTCTGATGTTCAGGAAATGGGAGAGATTGATATATTTGAAGTTGTTCCACTGACTAATGCTAATGGTGTTACTGGTGATTCAGTCAATATGCAGGTTTATGCTTGGGCAGAAAACGTGAAATTAACTGGAGCCACAGCAAAATTGGCGTTGCAATCCGGAAAACCAGTATCCAAATCTGGTTCTAAGGATGAATATGGTCAAGGACCTGTCAGTAGAATTGCTTCCTCTGTAGCAGCTTCAGCGCGAGCTCTTGTTACTGTTCCTTATATTGCTCCATTTGCAAAGGCGACAGAAATAGGAGCCTCAGCTGTTTCAAAAATAGCTAGCTTGTTTGGTTTTACCAACGTGCCAGTTATTTCAGATGTTATGCCTTACAAAAACCTACCATTTCATGGTATGGCAAGTGCTAACATTGGACAGCCAGCTGAAAAATTAACAATAGATCCTAAAAACGAGTTGTGTGTTGACCCACGCACCGTTGGTTTAGGGTCTGGAGATGAAATGTCAATCGCCTACATTGTACAGAAAGAGTGTCTACTAGCTGTGTGCACCTGGTCATCAACTGATGCATCAGATACACAATTATTTGGTGCTCCTGTACAACCCAGTCAGTGGAACAGCTTGGCTGTCACTGCTGGTGTAGCTTATGAATTAGCTCCAATGTGTATGATTGCTCAAAATTTTACCTTTTGGCGTGGAGATATTATTTTTCGTTTCAAGGTTGTTTGCACTCAGTATCACAAGGGACGCTTACGCGTTACCTGGGATCCTAGTGCAGATCTTGCTACGACAACTGATACTCAAACTTCGAGTTTTACTCGTATCGTTGATTTATCACCAGACCTCGATTTTGAGGTAAGGTGTAATTATCTGCAAGCACGTCACTGGTTGAGCAATCAACAAATTATTGATTTTACTACAGTAACATCTTATTCTTCAATTGATACAGGAGGTGTTATCACATATCCTACTGGTACCTTTAATAACGGCGTTATTAATGTTCGAGTATTAAATGAGCTAACATCTCCTGTTGCTGCATCCGATATAAAAATTTTGGTTTTTGTTAGAGGTGCAGACAATTTGGAGTTTGCATACCCACGTGTTGACGAATCTAACCGTTTGAGTTATTTTGCACCACAATCAGGTAATTGGCTTAGTGTGGA